CGATCACCCTCAACGGCAGCGCTATCAGCCTTGGTGGCACAGTCAGCGTTGGCACGGTGACATCCGTCTCTGGCACGGGCACGGTCAACGGTTTAACGCTTACAGGCACGGTGACAACCAGCGGCAGCTTGACGCTCGGCGGCACACTGGACCTAAGCTCACCACCGGCTATCGGCGGCACAACACCTAACACAGGCAAATTCACAACGCTAACAGCGACATCAGGCATCTCGGGAGGCACATTCTAATGGACACACAACAAATTATTGAATCAGTACTGGCCGCCCTTGGCGTCTTGGGCGCGTGGGTGCTGAACACTCTTTGGAATGGCATCAAGCACCTTGAGGGTGAAGTACAGAAAATAAACCGTGAGATCAACCAGGAATTTGTCCGTCGTGAAGACTTTCGAGAAGCCATACGCGACCTCAAGGACATGCTAAGCAAAATCTTTGACCGACTTGACAACAAGGCAGACAAGCATGACTAATAAGATTTTCATGGACCTCTTCACCGGAGAGGACAATGACACCCACGACATCGGCCGGTACCTCACCGCCGTCTTTGCCGTTGCGTCAATCTTCTTTGAGGGTTGGGACATTGTGGTGCAAAACCATCCGTTCTCTATGCAAGAGTTCGGTATTGGTACGGGTGCGCTGGCCTTGGGCCTTGGGGCTATGCTTAAGCTCAAAGAGAACACGGAGCCACACACATGCCCACCAAACTCCTAATCTCCTTTGCGATCCTTGCTGCGTCTTTCTTTTTTGGTCAGCACTACGAAAGAATGCAGAATGACAACAAGATCGCGGCGGCAAATGCTGTCGCGCGACAAGTTGAGCGACACAACGCCAAAGAAGTTGTCGTGGCCGACAAAAAACTGAAGGAAGAAAATGCCAAAGACAAAGATCTCTACATTGCTGTGCGCACTGGCGCTCAGCGCCTGCGCCTCCCAGCCAGTGTACCAGCCACCCCAGAGAGCGGAGCTGACGCCGGAGCTGTCCCAGCACAGGGATGCGAACTTGACCCAAAGACTGCTGCAGATCTTGTCTCCATCGCCCAAGAAGGAGACGCAGCAATCCGTCAACTGAACGAGTTGATTGATTTGTATGCTAAGTAACTACGATGACTCGTTTGAATTGCTTATCAAGGCTGAGGGTGGCTACAGCAACCGCGCGCAAGATGGGGGCGGTGAGACTAACCTTGGTGTCACTAAGGCTGCTTGGGGCGCTTACCTTGGCAGGCCTGTTGAGGCTGGCGAGATGAAGATGCTGACCAAAGAGATGGTCAAACCCTTTTACAAGACAGAGTACTGGGACAAGGTCCAAGGTGACCTGCTGCCCAAGGGCGTGGACTACCTGGCCTTTGACTTTGCGGTCAACGCCGGCGTGGCTCAGTGCTCCAAGTTCATTCAGCGCGCCTGCGGCGCCGTCGATGACGGACACATCGGCCCGGGCACCCTAGGCAAACTGTCAACCATGCGCCCATGGGAGATTGTTGACAGCGTCTCTGAGCTCAAGCGCAGGTTCTACAAAGACATCGTGGAGCGCAAACCAGACCAGAAAATCTTCTTGGCTGGTTGGCTGCGCCGTGTGGACCAGACCCAATTTGACGCCCGTGGCATGCTGCCACTAGGGGCGTAAACCACGCCCACAATGGGTAATTCAATATAGGAGATAACATCATGGCAAAACTAAACTACACCCCCCGTATCGACCACAGCAAAAAAGACGCTGAGGACATGACCCAAGACAAAAAAGTCGTCAAAAAAGCATTCAAGATGCACGACGACCAGCAGCACGAGGGTGAGAAAACTGACCTGACCAAGCTCAAAAAAGGCGGCCGCGCCAAAAAAGAGATGGGCTGCGTGCGCACATACAAAGCCGGCAGCTTGATCAAGGACAAAGAAATCGCCAAAAAGCCAGACGCAAAGGGCCCAAGCAAGCCCGGCACTGACGCGTACTGCTACGGCGGCATGACCAAGAAAAAATAATGGCCAGCAACTACGACAACACCTCGAACACCACTGCACAGACCAAGGTAACGGTCGACCAGATGATCTCGTTCGCCTACAAAGAGGCGGGCAAGTTGTCCGAGGAGTTGACGCCTGAGTATGTGAACGCCATCCGCCTGGCCCTCTGGTACATCCTGATCAACCTCACCAACAAAGGCGTGAACCTTTGGTTGTTGGAGTATATCATCATGGGCAGCGAGGCACAGACCCGCGAGTACAAGATGCCACGTGGCGTGTCTGACGTGCGCGAGGCCAACTACCGCCTGATGACCCGGCCAAGCACCACCACAGACAACGTCTTTGGCGCGTTCAACACCACCAGCACCGCGATTGATTATACCATCGCCGCCGGCGCCTCCGCGCACGCGTACTACCAAGACGGCTACCGCTTCTTGAGCGCTGGTTTTTTGAGCGCGATGCAAAACGTCACGCTCTTGGTTGAGTACAGCTTTGATGACATCACGTGGACCCAAATTGGCTCTGTGACAAACAGCGTGATCAACGACTGGGGCTACACCCAGTTGGACGGGTCACCACAGGCCAAGTACTGGCGCCTGCGCAACAACACAGCATCGGCCGTGACCGTCAAGGCGTTGTCCTTGGCATCGGTCCAGCAAGACATTCCCTTGGCACGGCTGAACCGAGACGACTACTTCAACCTGCCAAACAAAGACTACCCTGGCACCAGGTCCTTGCAGTACTGGTTTGACCGCAAGCTAACACCCGTGATGAACGTGTGGCCGGTGCCGCAAGATGCCTTTCAGGCGTTCCAGTTGGTGGTCGAGTACCAGGCACAAGACGTGGGCAAGTTGACCAACGAGATCGCGGTGCCTGACCGTTGGCTGCCCTGCATGCAAAAGCAGCTGTCTGCTGCCACGGCCAAGTTGCTCCCTGGCATTGACGAGACCCGAATTGCCCGACTGACCATGGAAGCTAAAGAGCTGACCCTGATCGCAGAGGAAGAGGACCGAGACAAGTCGCCGATCTACTTGGCCCCTAACTACAGCTACTACACCCGCTAAGAGGTACCTACCATGGCACAAACAGGCTTTACGCCTCTCCAAATTTACCACTCCAACACATCGGGCACGGTGCCCACGGCGGGCAACCTGCTGGAAGGTGAGTTGGCGATGAACCTCGCCGACCGCAAGATGTTCACCAAAACGTCCGGCGGCACGGTGATCCCGATTGGTGGCGGCGCCACAGGCGGCGGCTCTGACAGTGTGTTCTATGAAAACGGGCAAACGGTCAACAACAACTACACCATCACGACAAGCAACAACGCAATGTCTACCGGCCCCATCACGATCGCTTCAGGCAAGACGGTCACTATCCCCAGCGGCAGCCGTTGGGTCATCCTTTAAGGAACAAGTATGAGCGCCCTTATTGTAGCCGGAGATGTCTCTGGCACCGTAACCCTCCAAGCGCCTTCGGCCGCTGGTTCAACCGTCATCACCCTGCCGTCAACGTCAGGCACTCTGGCATCGATTTCCTCTGTGACAGCCAACGGGTTGGTGTACGTTAACGGCAGCAGCCAACCCACATCCAGTAGCGCGCTGGTCTTTGACGGCAGTAACTTGGGTATTGGGACGAGTTCTCCTAGCAACTTGTTGACTTTAAATAAAGCAGCAGGAAATTATGGCGTCAGCATTAGTGCTAACGGGTATGGAACACTTGCTGATTTCGGTGTTGTAAACGCTGGAACAGACAATACAACGTATGTTGGGTCAGTTAGCAATAACCCCTTTAAAATTAAAGTTTATAATCAATATATAGCAACATTTGAAACCGCAGGCAACCTAGGCTTGGGTGTTACTCCTAACGCAAATTGGGTTTCGGCGGCTAAAGGAATTACTGTTGGTGGGAATGGTGGTTGTTTTGCCAGCAACGGTGGTACAACAGGTATATTCAACGGGTTCTATTGGGGAGCAGGTTATGCAACCTATTTCAGCGCCACTAGCGTAAACCCATCTGGTATTCAATTTAATAACACTGGTAGTGGTGGAATCCAGTTTTTTGTTGGTAACAGTACAGGAGCCATTAACACAGCCGCAACGCTGACCCAAGCAATGACGCTTGATGCTAGCGGTAACTTGCTGGTAAACCGTACTTCAGCAGGGAGTCGATCTGCAAAAATTTCTCTTGCATCAAACAATGCAGTTAATGATGGTCTTTATATTGACGGATGGGGTGCGGGAATATCTGTTGCGGCAACATTTTACACAACTGTTTCTTCCTTATCAACGGCTGTTGCATTTAACTATTCTGGTACAGAAG